CTCACATTATAAAAAACTATCAATTTTAGAATCATAGGAATATATAAATGACACCACATGATTTAAGAAAAAAGTTAGGAGATGGTACAAAATCATCTAAGTTTAGATTGACAATAACTAGACCTACCATACAACTAGGTGAGACCGTAGGCGATGATACTATATCTTTTTTAGTAAAAGCTAGTGTATTGCCGGGGAAAACCATTTCTACTACCGAGATTTGGTCACAAGGTAGAAAATTTGAAGTAAGAGATACCGCAGAATTTACCGGTAAATGGAATGTTACATTTTATAATGATGATAAATTTGCGGTAAGAAATGCTATTGATGATTGGATGTACTATATAGACGGTTTTAAGTTTAATGTGTCTCCTTACCTCTTAAATTATGGTGGTATAGATTCCACAGGTATAGGGTATATGACAAATATGTATGTAGAACAATTAGGTTTAAAAGGTGAAACTATAGCAAAATATGAATTGAGTTATTGTTTCCCTACTTCATTGTCCGAAATACCATTAGATAGTGCTAGTAACGAATTGACTACTACAGATGTAGAATTTACCTATAGTTATTGGGAAAGAAAAGACTAAGTACCAAAGTATATAAATACAATTATAAAACACAATAAGAAAATATAAAAGGAGGTCTATAAAATGGCTAAGACACCAGCATCGCTAAGAAAAGCTTTACAAAATGGAGCTAGGGCAAATAAATATAATGTCAACTTAAATGTTTCCGGTGAAATTATAGAAGAACTTGTAAAAGCAACTTCATTTCCCGAAAAAACAATAGGACAAGTAGAAGTATTTGCACAAGGTAGAAAAGTAATTTTACATGGAGACACAGAGTTTACTAATACGTGGGATGTCACGTTTTATTTAGATGAAGACCATAGTAATAGAAAAGTATTCCTTGAATGGATGACTAGAATTGATGATTATGAAACTAATGTTCATGCGAATGTTACAGAAGAAATGGTTGATATGTTAGTTACACAAGCGGATATGTCAGGTGATGATACAGTATCATACAAATTTAAAAATTGTTTTCCTTCTAATGTTGGTTCAGTAGATGTTGCGGATGACACAAATAACACAATTTCAGAGTTTACGGTTACGTTTTCTTTTGATAATTGGGAAATAGTTTAAAAGGAGAATTAGAATATGGCTTTATTGTCCCCAGGGGTTGAAATAAAAGAAATCGATGCTAGTATTATCACGGCTAGAACCGGTGGTAGTGTTGGTGTTTTCGTTGGTCACTTCCAAAAGGGTCCGACAAATCAAAGAGTTTTACTATCTAATGATGTAGACTTTTTAGATACATTTGGTGAACCACAAAGTGGTTATGAAGATGATTGGTATCAAGTGTATAATTATCTACAATATGCTAGTGCAATTTATGTTACTAGAGTAGCACAAGATAATGTATTAGGTTATGGTGCTGATGGTGAAGTAGTTGCAGGAACTGTTGCAGGTGTTGTCGATGTTAATGGTACAGATAATGTAGAAGAGTATACCGATGGTGTTTTCTCTAGTGATTATGATGCTACAAGTGGTGTTACCACAGGTGTTGCAACAGACTTTACTTATATTGGTGGTGCAGTAGTTGCGGCAACAGGTAATGATGCTACTTTACTTGGTGCTTTTGAAATTGAAGTAGTACAATCTCCGGAACCAGGTGTTCTTGATGTAGTTGTTGGTACTAAATTGTCATTTGATGGTGGTACTACATTTAACTACGTTACTAAAAAAGAATTAGTTACTTCTCCTAATGTTTACAAATTGACAATGCTTGATGTAGTTGTAGCAAGTGATGGTAGTGGTACAGCAATCCCTATTATTAGACAACAAGAGTTAGTTAATACAATAGATATTACAAGTGCGACAATGGACAAAAGCGTTAATGTAGGAGATATACTTACAGTCGGTGCTAATAGTTACCACATTAAAGAATTAAGTAATAGTAAACAAACTTTTGAATTGAGTACACACGTATCTCATGCAATTGCGGATGGTTCGTCACAAGAATTTAAACTATCAAGAGTATCTTCTAAAAATGCAGTAGCTTATGTTGGTTTTGATTTAAATACATCTAATGTAGAGACACCTAAAACATACGCATTAACTGATATGTTACTTGTAGACGATGAAGAACAAAAAGACTCATTATCTGCTGATTTTAGAACAGAAACATCTAATAGATTTTTTGCTAAAGTTGCTGGTGAATGGGGTAACAATATTGAAATATCTATTGCTAAAGGTGGTGTAACCAAATATAGTACAGATGTTGCTTCTATTGGAGAAACACTTGCCAAATCAGGAGACTTCGGAGAAGGATCTGTTGCAGGATTGACTACTCGTTCTAAAAATTATGCATTTCCTGGTGTTCTATTAGATTCACTATTTGAATATACTCCTTTAGATGGTGAATACGGTATTGCTATTAGATATAACGGTGAAACAGAAGTATTTACCGTTAGTATGGACCCATTAGCTAAAGATGGTCGTGGTGATTCAATGTTTATTGATGATGTACTAGATAAACAATCTAAGTTTGTATGGTCGCAGAGTGCAGGGGATAAAAGTTTTACTATGGACTCTTATATAAATGGTAATACTATTAAACTTCAAGGTGGTGCTACAGAGCAATATAGTAAAACTTTAACTATCGAAAATGGATATGGTTTATATGAGAATAAAGACCTTGTAGATATCGATTATGTTATCGGTTTAGATACAAGCTTCGGTTCTATTTCTAGCTTAGTTAGCTCACGTAGAGATTGTCTAGGTTATGTTGCTTTTAGATTAGGTTCTAATGATGTATTAACTAACTTCGTAGACAATATTGTTGCAAGTTATAGCTCTAATGAATTTATGGTTGTTTGTGCTAATACTAAAGTACAAAAGAACTTATTTGGTACTAAAAATGTAGAAGTGTCTTTATCAGGTGATATTGCGGGACTTAGAGCAGAGACTGATGCTAATTTTGATAAATGGTTTGCACCAGCAGGTCAAACACGTGGTCAAATTAGAAATGTTGTTAGATTTTTAAGTAACCCTGATGGTACACAAAGAGATTATTTGTACAAAAATGCAATCAATCCAATTGTAAGCTTCCCAGGTCAAGGTCATATGCTATATGGGCAAAAAACTTATACAAATAGACCAAGCGTATTCGATAGAGTTAATGTTCGTAACCTTTTCAATCATATTGAGAGAGTTATCTACAAAACTTCTAAATCATTTGTGTTTGAATTTAATAACACTTTCACTCGTAATAGATTTGTAAGTGCTGTTGAACCATTCCTTTCTCAAATCCAAGCAGGTCAAGGAATTGATGAGTTTGTTGTTGATATGAGTGGTAACACAGATGCTGTTATTGAACGTAATGAGTTCGTTGCTAACATTGTCGTTAAGCCCGTATATGTAACAGAATTTATTACTCTTACTTTTACTGCTATTAATGCTAGTACTGACATCACAACAGTGGTTGGTGGTCAGTAAATATCTACTAGTTAAGGGTTCTTTAAGAACCCTTTTTGTATAATTATATTATGAATATAATACAACTACAAAAAATAATAACCCCTTACCTCAACAAATATAAAGTAGTTAAGACTAGAATAGTCCCTAACAACATAAAAAAGATTATAGTTGATGTAATGGGTTGCAATTTCCCAACGTCTATACGATTAATACAAAATGGATTATACAAAGAACCTAAATGCCAAGAATGTGATAATACAGTATCATTCGCAAAGACTCATAATTTTTATTGTTCTATAACGTGCGAGTCCAAATCAACTTATAAAAATATACCTCTTACAAAAACAAACATTTTTCTATTTTTGATGAAAGATGGTAAAATTAACCCAAATAGAACTAAGTATACACCTTATACATTGGAAGAAATGTATAAGTGTTATCATGGTGAACCAACCAAATGTCATTGTGGTGAACCAACATCGTTTATTAACTTTTCAAAAGGTTATCGTGAGTTCTGCTCAACTAAATGTCTATCAAACTCCGAAAAAACAAAGACAAAACAGAAAAATACAAACCTAGAAAAATATGGTTGTGAATATACGTTTAATAACAAAGAAATAAAGACCAAAATAGAAAATACCATATCGTTAAGATATGGCTCTAAAACTTATGACAACTCACATTTATTTGTAGGTGTTCCTATATCGGATGAAAGAAAACATCATCTAAGTGATGTATATAACAATAAGTCATCTATAGAAAAAAAAGATATAATTGACAAAACAAAATCTACTTTTTTGAATCATTATGGTGTATCCAATCCAACTAAGTCTCCTATTATCCAAGAGAAAATAAAAAATACTAGAGAGCGAAAACGTAAAAATGGGATATATAACAAAAATGAAATGCATATAACAAATAGAGACGATTTTAATAAGATTTATTTTGAAGAAGTTTTTGTTATAGATAATAAATTACAGATAGAAGACGCCATGATATATTACAATTGTGGTATCACTATGATATACACATTCTGTAGAAACAATAATGTAAAATATAAGAAGAGCAAAACAAATCAAGAAAATAATGTTTATGATTTTGTAGTGGATGTGGACAAAGAACAAGGTAATTATAAAATGATAGCACCTTTACAAATTGATATATTGTCACATAGTTACAAATTTGGTATAGAGTACAATGGTCTTATATGGCATAGTTATGGCAAATCAAAACATACGATGCTCAACAATCATGATAAAGAGAATAAGAATAGACACTTGGTTAAAACAAATCTAGTAGAAGAAAAAGGTTATCAGTTATTCCATATATTTGATAACGAATGGATTACAAAAAAAGATATATGGAAAAGTGTACTTAATTCTAAAATGAATAAGACAACTAGAATCTATGGTAGAAAAACAACTATTAAAGAAGTAGATAACAAAACAAAGAAAAAGTTCCTTGATAATAATC